AGTTGAGCATAATCGACTGCACCTATACAACTTAATCCTTCAATTTCCTCATGTGGTATAGGTTTATTAGTTGCGATTATTTTCTCCCAAGGAACCGCCACTGTATATATATCTTCTGCTGGAAAATTCATTCTTTTAGTAAGAAACTCTATAGCCTTATGCGGTTGATACTTCATTTTGATTATGTCTTTTTCCATTTCTTTTTTAAGGACTGGAAAATGCTCAACTGATGGATTAGCCTTAGGCCACATTTTAGGGTCTTCATATTCTTCTTTTTTATCAAGCTTATAAATAAGTGGTAGAAAACCTAAATCCTTAATAGTTCCATTTAGCACATCTTCTGCTAGTTTTAACTGATCATCTAACACTCCACCTCTTACATATCCATTAGTTGTAATATAAAATATCCTAGAGTGTTTCTTTTTGCCGAATCCTGAGGTAAAAACTTTAATCATGTCATAATTTAAATACTCATGTATTTCATCAAAAATCAGACATGCTGACCTTTTACCATCCTTTGTCTTGGCATTAGATGTATTGTATTTTATATAGGATTTCGTCTTTAGATTTATGATTTTTTCTTTAGTCTTATAAAAAAACTTCTTAGATTTTGTCCAGGTTCTTTCTAACATTCCATGAATATCTTCAAAAGATGTCTGAGCTTGCTCTTGGGCATTTGCTATTATGTCCACATTGTATTCACTAACACCGTGATACTGAGTAGTAAGATACCAAGCTATTGGAGAAATAAAGCCGTTTTTTCCATTTCCTCTACCCATCATTATCAGTATCTCATCAAATACCACCATGTCATTTGACTTGTAATAGCAATGGATTAAAGCCAAAATAAAAAGTTCCCAATCTAGGAACTCAATTTCAAAATACTTTTCAATTAATTCAACAGCTTTATCTATCATTTCGCTTTTTATGATTACATTTTTTTTATTTATTTTCTTCTCGATATAATCCATTGCTAGCTTCAATTCTTTTGACGAAACTATCTTTCCACTTCTTATATTATCCATATAGGAATCAATAAATGGATGATAATTACATTTCCTCTTCTTCATCTAAATCACCATCACTTTTAGATGGCTTCACTCCTAGCTCTGACAAAAGTTTCAGCATTTGAGCATTAGTTTTATTGAACTCCGCTACAGAATCATTTTTCTTATATCCGCTTTGTCCACCGCCATTATTATATTTAACTGATACACCTCTTTGCTGGATATCATCAACCAGTAGACATTTAGTAACCCACATTCCCATATAGTCATTCACTAAATCGACATAATATTTTCCAATTGTCCCATTTCTGTCAAGTTGATCAAGTAGGTCTTTTTTAATTTCTTCATACTCTTTTGAAATTAAGTATCTTTTAGTTTTAGCACTTGCAGCCAATATAACCACCCCCCTCATATGACTTTATTTAATAAATATCTTTTGAAAGGTACATCATCCGGTCCGGGAGTTTCTAGAATAAAACCATTTTTTTGACCCGGGGGTATGTTACCATTTCTCTTTTGATATCACTCTGACCTTCCTTTGATTAAAATTTAAAGTTTTCTCAGGATGTTCTTCATTGTGACATGAATTGCATAAGCTGATAAGATTCTTATCCTCTACTGCTAACTCTGGATAATCTTTTAAATGTTTTATATGATGCACTGTTTCAGCTTTGGAATATTTTCCTTTTGTCTTACAACGCTGACATTCATAATTATCTCTATCATGTATCTCTGACCTTTTACTAAGCCAGATAGCACTTTTATAAAATGTTTTCTCTTTACCTAGCTTAATTAGTTCAATTAATTGTTCTATCTTATATACTTTAATATCCATAACATCACCTAATAGCATGAAAAAAGAGCCTCATTGTTGAGACTCTCTAGGGTAAATGGTTAACTTATATTCACTTGTAACTAATATTATCTCTGTTAGTTCTGCTAGAGTTTTTATGATTCTCATACTATCTCCAAACTATTTTTGTATAATATCAAATATAAAAATACTTTCTACTTCAAAATTAAAAGATATTATTCCATCAAATATTTTTTTTCATATATTCGTTACCTAAATCAGTTATATAATAATCGACTGAACCATTATGCTCAATTATACCAATTTGTTCCATCATAAGCAGAATTTTAATCACACTTTCTTTGTTTAAAGCAACTTGATAATAGTCACTTAAATAATCTTCAATATCATCCTCATAATGACTAATTTCATTAACTAAATCTTTAATCGTAATTGTTTCAACATACGTATTAAATATATTAGCTATATAATCAAAACTAAATGTTTTTTGAGGATAAAGTGCAATAGAGATATACTGAAAAATATCTTTAATTCTAATAGTTATTCTATTATTATTATCAAGGTAAGTATTTAATCTCTCATCATTAACAATATAATTTTTTAAATAAGAATTATCATATACAACATCAATTTTACTAGTTATTAATTCGCCATCTTGCATCATATCTCTATTAATAGAATTTTTATACTTATTTACTTCTTCTGTTAATTTATTAATAGTATCATCTTTAACTTGAGAAGCACTCTTAACCTCATTTAGTTCTTCTAAATACGTATTTAAATTTTCTAAATATTTGTTATCCTTAACTAAGTCCCCTCTTACCCATCCTATTCTAGGAAAGGATTGTATGGTGCTCTTTAAAGAACTTGATACTTGCCACTTCAAATTATCTAAATTTGTATATTTCCTCATTAATCTGTTTGAAGTTGCTTTGTTTTTAAATTTTACTAATTGAGGCATTTTCTCAATATCAATTTTATCTTTAACTATTTCACTATCTTCTTTAATAAAAGTTATTATTGGTATACCTTTCTCTACAGCATAGTCAAACTCTTTTTCTGTGTAGCTTATACCATCTGAATCAACGCTTCCATAGCAACCACCAATCAGTAGAATATAATAGTCTGAATCATCTATAACTCTTTTTATGTAATCAAATTGTTCAAAATCTGTGGCTGGAAAAATTTCCATTCCTATAGGAAAACATCTTTCTAATAATAATGCCTCAGTCACTGCTGCTCTATCTTCTTTTAAATCATTGAAAGTCGAACTTATGAATACCTGATATCGTATTTCAGACATATAAGTACCTCCTGATATTTTAACTTAACTATATCAGAAAGAAATTACTTTGTGAATAAATAAACTATATATTTCTAAAATCTTATATAAATATCCACTTACCATTATATCTCTTATTCTGCTCAAAAGTCCGACACAAAAGCGACATAAAACCGACACGTGTAAATGACATAAAACCGACATCTACATAGATTTTATTATCGGAACTTCCTCTTCAAGCGCAGTTATTCCAAATAGTCCAACTTTCATCTTGTTTATAGCATTGTTTTTTATTCTTTGAGCATGTCTCTCTGACATATTAACCTTATTAGAAATTTGTGGCCAGTTCATCGAATCAAAATACTTCATCTGAATAATTTCTCTTTCTTCATCACTAAGTAAAGATAAGCTCATTTCTATGCTATTTATTTTAGATTTAAGCTTTTTAATGTTTTGTGTAATGCTATTTATCATTTCTAGATTTAAAATAGCTGTAGCCTCAACTGGCTGTGAAATTTTATAGGTTTTACAGGTAGAAACTTCCTCATAGTTTATACCACTTACTCCATCATCTAACTTAATCTCATGTAGCTCCTTTAATTTAATCTCAAGATTAGCCTTGAGATAGTTGTAATTGTATAGAATCTTCTCAGTCCCTTTATAGTAATCTGCCTTCATATCTAGCCCTCCCGCTTGAAAAACATCCCTTATACATGGTATAATCCTCTTGGATGAGAGTTCTCGTGTTGTTTCAAGCGGGAGCTTTTTTATTTGTATTCTTTGCCAGTCTTAATATCTCTGACTTTTATTCGTTCAGTAAGTTCAAAATCAAATTCCTTAAATACTAACTTCACTCCTTTTATAAGATTAGATACTACTTTATCTCTTTGAGTTGGGTTGTCAGCTCTTCTTATAGCAACTCCTGCAGTATAATCTGAATATCCTTCTGAGTTTTTAAATATGCTATTACTCATTTATTTCACCTCATCAAAAATACTGATTTGAAGTTCGTTAACTGGTACTAAAACATATTTTCCATTTTGATAACGAAGCTCTGATTTTTCGCTATAAGCACCCTCAGATTTATTAGTCTTTTTGAGAGTTGAGTTAATATTATAGTTAAATATAGGCTGTTTGTAGTAATAAGATGGCATTCCTGTATTTTGGTCTCCATCTTCAGTTTGCTCAATAACTTCTATCTTTAATTTCAAAGTTATCTCTGCTCCTTCAAAATTGTTTTCTTCAATCTCTTTAATGCTTCCAGTAATGTGTTTATCAAATATATTAAGCATATTATTAAAAATCTCACTTCTCACGTTTATATCTTTAACTTTCCTTTTGTAATCTGAATAACTTGATAGGTTGGGCATCATTAAATCCTCCTTCAGCATTTAAAATTAGTTTCAAATTTCATACATAGTAATTTCAACTCTTGGAGAGCTGCCATAATACTTTCTTGCTAACACTTCAACTATTTGACTATCATCTTCATAGGCTACTCCATTTAATGAATCCGTTATGCTTTTTAAAATATTATCAATATCTGGTCTCTTAGTGGGTCTTAGCTCTTTATTCTCCATTTTTAAAGCTTTGATTTTTGAAGTTGATTTTGGAATTTTAAAAAATGTATCAATCTGAAAATACAATTCTCCAGATAGAAGTGTCTGACCATTTTTATGAAAGTATAGCTCTCTTACAAGCATTTCATAGTTCTTTGTTTTTTCCGGAGTATGAGTCCCCCATTTTGTAACTCTAGGTCTTCCCTTCGCAATAGGTTCTCCTGGTATAGTAAACTTATATATTTTTCGATTTGATATCTCTTCTTCCATATTTCTTCCTCCTAATTTAATCTATTAATAGCTGATAAATAAGCTCTTCCTGCCTGAATTGCTTTATCTAGCGGTAAATTCTTCTTAAAATACAGTTTGTCTATATATCTAAGTGCCTTATCTAAATTACTCATATAGAATCCTCACTCCTTGCCTTAACTCTTTTATTCATAAGCATGGTTTCTAAATCCTCATTGTTTACGGATTTGTATGAACCTTGCAAATTCTGTTTATTCTTTGTTTTAGGCTTATCTGAGTCAAATTTGTTTTTATAATTCCCCTCGAGGACCTTGATAAAATTATCGTGTTCTAAAAACCAGTCAAAACTAATAACCCAGCCTCTATCATTTTGTCCATTCAAAAACAAAGAGTCTTTGACATTACCAATAGCTCTTATTATTTCTGATTCTCCATAGTCTTTTATTAAAGCTTTTAGAAGCTTATGCCTATTAGAACCTAGCCTTATTATTTTAATTTGAGTTAGCCCTAGATTATTCCATGCATCAAGAACCCCTTTTATCGGAGTGCTCCCTATATTATCTTTAGATAATATATTTAGTTTAGTTTTGTTTAGTTTATTTATGTCTGCGGTTTGGACTTCGGTATTTACTTCGCTTTTTACTACTGTATTTACTACGCTTTGTACTTCGGTTTGTACTACTATTTTGAAAGTGTTTTTTATTTTATATCTATTTGGAGAACCTTTTTTCCCTTTTTGAAATTCGAAAAGTCCAGACACGATTAGCTTATCTCTGCATTCAATGAAGGTTGATTCTCTTTTCATTTGCATCAACGCCATTAATCGCTGGTTATCTACTGTAACCCATTCGCTCCATCCACATCTATTGAACAGTGCAATCAATTTGTACCATAGCAATTGTGATGAGACTGGCAAATAGTTAACTTCGAGCCACCTTTCAAATGAGTTGATTAGTTCGATATAATTCATGCTGAAACTCCCTTATAATACAGATTTATGGTATAGGGAGGATAACCCTCCCTATAGAATTATTTAGATTCTTCCTGATCAATAACTTGATAATCAGTTTCTTCAGCTTCAAACACATTTTGGCTCTCTACTTCTATATCCTCACCAACATCAGTCTTAACTGTTGCAATCGTAGCATCTTGAACAACTTGTTTTGCAAATTCTGCTTTAATTGGAGCATACTTTAATACCTTCTTCAAAACGGTTTTCTTTGCCATTTCATCATAATTTGTGTTCCATGGTGTTTTACTATTTCCATATGATTTTGAATATCTTTTTGCATGATTTTCTACGTCTGATTTTGACATAACCTCAAAGCCAAAACCTCCATTTGTAAGTTTAAATACTGCGTAATAAGCTATTACTTCTCCTCTGTCACCACTAGCAGGTTTATGTTTAAGAACTGGCTCAAGGCCAAATTCATATTCAAACTCATCATTTTCGAATACTTCTTTAGCATAAATATTTGTAAATTCTCCACTTCTATAAGCAAGTTCAATAAGTCCTTTGTATCCTATTTGAAATTGAACTTCTGAAATTTTTACATATTCTCCATTAATTTTTCTATTGTTATCAAAAGGTATTAGATAAGCTTGCCCAAGTGGTGTATTTGGTTCAAGTCCTAACTGAGCTGCATTCATAAGGGCACCTATAAAACTTTGAGGAGTACATTCAGCTAGCTTAGGATTTACTGATATCGCTGTAAGAGCAATCCTGCTAAATCGTTCTGGTGTAATTACGCTTGGTAGGGCTTTTTTTATAGCCGGCTCCATAACCTTAATCCAGTCTTTAATTGTCTGAGGCTCTTTATTTTTATTATCTGTCACGCTATTATTTGCTTTCTTTGCAAGTTCATTTTTTAAATTTGACATATTATCATCCTCCATTTATTTAATTTGAAATCTTCTACTTGAAGATTTGTTAGTGTATTTTTCATATATGTTAGGTAGTTCAGATTTTAACTTCTTAGAATCCAATCTATTTGATTCAACTGTTTTCCAAATTACTGTCCTATCAGATATAATTGCTTTTTCTGCTTCTTTCATTTGCATTTGAATATCTTGCTTAATAAGCTCCTGTTCTTTTTCTAAAGTCTTAATAAGCTCATTTATTTGGTCATATCTATTAACCATCTCTACATATTCATTCTTATCAATTACAACAGTCTCACTTGCATCACTATCTGGGTACATCATCTTTATTAAATCAGAAGCATCACTTGATCCATCAGGAGCTGGCATCTCATTTTTCAATATATGATTCTCATAGAAATCTTTTTCTATATTTATGAGATAATTTATAATTTCTTCATCTCTTTTTACTTCATGTATAGAAACTGCTTCATTTCCAATCAGTGCTGCAATATACCATTTATCTAGTCCAGTAACAGCCATATAATGATGGCATTGTAATTCATACATTGGTGGAATACCTTCTTCCCACTGCTTTTTAGCATATGAATTAGTAACCTTGCACTCAAGTCCAGCACTTTCACCTACTACTAATCTATCTACATTTGCAATCATCCATTCATGTTCTGGATGCTGAAGTATAGCATTTCTTTTTCTTACTTTCTTACCTAGCATTTCTTCAAATCTTTTAGCTACATAGTCCTCTAAATCCCTTCCTATTCTCATTCTTTCTGAGTCTATAGGTTCGCTCTTAGGCTCAGTCTTATCAATAAAGACTGAAATAGCACTTTTAAAAGGACTAAGTCCTGCTATAGCTGCAGCATCACTACCTCCTATTCCCTTTTTTCTATATTCAAGCCACTGCTCATAATTTAAATCTAGAGTTTGAATTAGTACCTTAGCTATCACTACTCATCATCTCCTTCATCTTCTGTATCCTCTTCATATGAATCATCAAAGTAATCGTATCCATTTATTTTCTTGTAATTGTCTAAGCAATATTGGTTATACATTTCATCAAGATTTTGGTTCATTATTTTATTCCTCCTGTGGTATAATATCTTTAGAGTTTTTTTCTTATGCCCTTTTGTGAGTTGCCGCTCGCGATGGGCTTTTTTCTTGCAATGAAACGATTAGATTTAGTGTTGATATTAATAAATCAAATAATTTTTCTTGTATAACTTTTACAGTAGTAACTTCTTTATCATCTATTACTTCATCTGAAACTACATCTATCAAATGCCTTAGCACGTCTTGGATATGACCTAGTGAACTTTGAAATGAAATTGTACTTCCAGATAGCTCTTTAAGGCATAATTCCTCAAGGTTTATACCAGGAGAAATATTTTTAAGATGCATTAGAGGCAACCATGATGCATTGTATTTTTCAGTCATAGCCACTACTATTTCATCCGGAACCTTATATTTGTTATTCTCGTAATCAGATAATGTCCTAATACTTATGTGTAGCAGCTCACTTGCATGTTCTTGTGTCAAACCAGCATTATTTCTGGCTACCTGATAGAAATTTAAGAAATCTCTTCGCATTAATATCTCCTTTCAGTCTTGATATAATTAAAATAAGAACTAAAATCGGTACAATATAAATAAGAAAAAAAATAATCGGAGATAATATCCATATGGATATAAATCTCAAAAATCCAGCTATTATTATCCCTCCATTTCCAAAGTATGCTGATAAAAAGTCAGCTACTTCTATCCAATCAACCTTCTCATAGAAAAACATCTAATCCCCCTCTCTTTGCTTAATTGGCATTGGTGCATCCCTCAAAATCTCCAATGCCCTTTTTTGCATTTCTCTTTCTTCTGGTCCATCATGGAAGATTTCTCTTATAACAAAATCACATCTTCCCCACCTTACTGTTCTTTCTCTTACAATCTTTGTTTTAGGAATTGAATAGTCCATTTCTTTCTCCTTTCTTCTAAATAATGTATGTGGTAAACTCCTTTTAGAAAGGATGTGACATATGAAAATTAATGATCTAGATTACAAAATATTGAAATTTATTAACTCTTATGATGAAATTTCTATGTCAGATATCTTAAAAAAATTTCCTGAAGAAAAATATTCTACTGCACATAGAATCCAATTATTGCTCGAATGTGAATATGAAACCATATCTACATTTAAAGTTAGAATTAATGGCACCGGTTATATAATTCAAAACCATGAGAAGATATATGATGAAACTACTCATATTACAACCTATAGA